TTTGCGTGGCATTCGCGCCGGTGGCGGCGTAAGGATTCATCCCGGCCTGTGCTGAAGCGCCTGCCGCGTTCGCGCCGCCCGCGGCGGCATTGGCCGCCGTCGTGGCTCCGGCTCCGGCGCTGGTTCCCGCCGCAGTCGAATTGTTGCCGAAGGCCTGCGCGGAATTCGTCATGTTCGCGCCTTGGTCGTAGCCGGTGCTGGTGACGTTTCCCGCCCCGTTGGCTGCCGTCGTCAGCGCGTTGTTGCCCGCCGTGGCGCCCGCGTTCTGGACCATCTGCTGCCCGGCGTTGACGTTGGCGTTAATGGTCTGGTTCGCGCCGGCGACCGCGTTGGTCATCGTCTGCCCCGCGTTGTTGTAGCCGGTCGCGCTCGCGTTCGCGGCATTGTGCGCCGCGGAAGCACCTTGGATGCCTCCGATAACCCCGGTTATTGCCTGCATATTGTGTCTGCCTTATTGCCCGGCTGAGACGCCGAGGAGAATCTGATCGAGGAGCTGCCCGCCCTTCAAAAGCGAGCGCGGATTGCGGCCATATTCGACAAAGCCCGCGCGTTTCGCGGCGCGGATCGCGACTCGGTTCGTCACGCGCAGCGACGCCACGATCCGCCGGCAGCCGGGGATCGTCTGAAACGCCCAGCGCGGAATCTCGCCGAGCGCTCTACCCGGCGCGCCGAAGACGCGGCCCATGTGAATTTCCCAGCAGCAGGCGTTTTGTGGAATCAAAGTAAACATGCCGGCCAGCTCGCCACCTTCGCGGGCGAGCACGTACCAGATCGCCGGATGGCGATTCGGCGCGAACGCGCATGCGGCCGGGCAGCCATCGTCGCTCGCGGCTTCGTAAACGCGGGCGTCGCCGGCGATGAGCGAACGGATGAGAGCGAAATCGCGCGTGCGCTCAAAGGCGATCACGCGGGCTATTCCGGCATCGTCAAAGTGAAATTGCTGTTGACCTGCGAGATGTCCGGGATCGTCGGCAGGGTGGTGATGGTGGCGCCCCAGGCGAGCGCGCACAGCGTCAGCGCGAACGCGCCGAGCGCGAGAAGGCGGTTGTTTTTCATGGGAATCCGCGATTAATAGCCGACACACGAAAAGCGAAACGTGTCGGTATTCGTGTTGGGCCCGGTGAAGGTGACGGCCGAACCGGAGACATAGCCGGCGGTCAGCACACCGACGTTATTCGCGATGGTCGTCACGTCCTGCGCGATGCAGCTATACGTCGTGGTTCCGGTGAAGGCGGGCGAGATCGTGGTGACCGCATAAGTCGACGGGCTTCCCGTCGCCAGCAGCCCGATCCCGATGACGGTGTGCAGTGTGGCGCGCACGGTCGACGGGCAGGCCGCCGTGGTCACGCAATCGACGAAGGTGGACGTCGGGACGATCTGCGCCAGCGCCGCGTTCACGTTGGCGAAATTCGTATTAGCCGCCGTCGCGTTCGCGTTGACCGTGTCGTGATCCGCCTGGAGTAAGCTGCCGCCCATGGAGGTCGAGAGCTGGCTCAGCGTGCCGATAGTGGCGGCGACCGCCGCCACCGCGAGCGCGCCGAAGAGCGCGAGAATGCGAAGATGCTTTTTCATGTGAGAGAGTTCCTTTCGAAGAGAGAAATTACTGGGAGGCGCGCGGGTTATTGAATGGTTGCCCCGGAGGCCGACACGGCCGCCGTGCGATAGGAAGACGAGACGCCTGTAGCGGTATAAGTCAGCGACCCCGGCGCAGCCTGGCAATCCGCCAGGGAGCCGAGAGTAATACCCTTTGCCCCGATTGCCGCCGGAGTATAGGTAAACGTGGCACTCGCAGCCCCAGCCGTGAGCGTGACCGTTGAGGGAGAGAAGGTGCCGCCCGCGCCGCTGTCGGATGGCGTTGCGGTCCAGTCCGGCCCGAACACGGCGCCGGAAACCGTGGGGGCAATCGTGAATGTCGCGGCGAGCCCGACCGTCCCGCTGGCTGGTCCGGTGAGCGCGTAAGACGCGCTCTGGTAGCCAGCCAGGATGAAGCTCATGTTGTTGGCGATCTTGCCGTAGCCGATTAATGGAGTGCCGAACGGAACCCCGGAAGATGGCGCGTTGGAAACTACCGGATGCAGGCCGTCGCCGTTCATGTCCGTCGTCGTATTGACCCACGAGTCGGTGCTGTAGCTGCATGCCGTGATTCCGTTGGTCGGGCTCGCGTTGTAAGCTGCGACGGCGGCAATGATCGCCGTGTTGTATGGTCCGCGCTCTGCGCTCTGCGCTGCCGCGTTGGGGAGAACCTGCTGCCATAGCATTTTTGCGCCAGCGGCAACGCCGGCAGCCATATTTTGCAGCTCGGTCACAACGCCCGCCTGAAACGTCGTGATCGATCCCGCGTTCACCCAGGCCTGCTGATCGTTGACGCCGAGTGCGTGGACAACGAGAGTCGGCAGCGTGGGAGTGGCATTTGTCACTGCGCTCGAACTAAGCTCGCCCCAGGTGACTACCTTCTGTCCGCCCGCCCCTGCGCGAAGAAGTGAATAACCCGCCGCGAGAAACGCCGGATAGTAGGTTTCGCGGATGTCCACCGCGGCCGAGGCTTCGATGTTGCTGTAAGCGACGATGGAATCGCCATACAACGCACCGCACGGCCGCTTAAAGGTCGCTGTTCCGCCAATCGTGCCGCCCGTGATGGTCACAGAGGCGATGCCGTTGGCCGTCGCCCCGCCGGAGGGAATGAGGTAGCTCAGGATTTCGTAGGTGTGGCCGGGATCGAGAGACGCGAACGATGTCGTTTTGAAAGTTCCGTCCTGCGCCAGTGTGCCGCTGGTTGCCTTTAGCGTTCCATCCGAAGTCGCGGTGGGGTCTTCATACAGCGCCAAAGCATTCGCGGTCTGATAGGCGAGCACAGCGATTGTGATCGAGCCCGCACCACCACCGCCAACGACCGGGAAGCGTACCGCACCGTCATACGGTGTCGCAGAGCCCCCGTTTTGCCCGCCGTTGTACCACCAGGCAGTGTTGGGGTTGCCCGAAACCGTCTGGAACACCGGGCAGCCGTCCGTCGCGCCGTAGGTTGTAAACGGCGTCGTGCCGATCTGATACGTGGTCTGCGCCCCGAGGACCGATGCGAGCAGCAGCAGGGCGAGCCAGAGTTTAGTGCGCATGGATCACTAAATAAATACCCGTCTCGACACCAGAGGCAGCAAGACTCTGAATCGTGATGGTGTGGCCGGTGGACCAGTCCACCCCAGTCGGCGTGACCGTTGGGCCTTCAACGGTGCTGCCATTGGGATAGAAATTGGCTGGAGGGCCGTTGCCATAGTAACTCCCGTGGTAAGTGACCGTCTGCGCGTTCTGCACCCCGGCGTTATTGCAATATTCGATGTCCCAAATCCCGTCGGTGTTTGAGGCATCCGAGGACCAAATGGTAGCGATTTTCGTGCTTCCGGCATAGATAAAAGGTTGAGTGGCAACGCCTGGGTTATGTAGCCAGAATCTGAGCTCATAACAGGTCCCGGCTGCAAGTGCTGGAGCTGCGTAACTGTAGAGGGTTACGTTGCTGCCAATATCGGTGATGGTGGCCGCGCCGGCGATGTAATCCACAAAGGAACTGCCACCACTGCCGCCACACCCGGCGCCTGCATCCACCGTATTCCCGTTTGCGTCGAACTTTACGCAGTCGTTGGTCGTTGTAGTGCCCGTCGAAAGCTGAAATTTTGTGCCGTTTCCCTGCGCGGACGTTACTGCAGCCGGAGGGATCCCGGTCAGGTTGGTGCCTACGCCGGAGGCTGGCGTTCCGAGGGCCGGAGTAACCAGTGTCGGAGATGTCGCCAGCACCACGCTGCCAGTCCCGGTTACTGCGCTGACGGCCGTCCCGTTGATTTTGAAAGTGTTGCCGCTCCCCGCCGTATCGTAAGTTTTCCCGGTCAGTGTGTCTGTGCTGATGGCGGTTAGGCAGGCGCTCAGCGTGCTGCCGTTCGAGCTGCACAATATCCGGTGCGTGGAGGAGTCGAACGCAAGAAAATCCTGCCCTGCGACGGCGGTCGGCAGCGAAGAGACCTCCGGCCCACTGATACCGCGCCATGCAGGATTCGCCTGAAACGGCAAACAGTCCACCGTCGCGCCGTCGGACTCGACCGCAAACATCTGCGTACTGACTACATTCGCGCCCGGATCGGGCACGCCGCAATTTGTAGCCGACGAAACCGATGCGCCATAAGCGACAGTTCGGGTTCCGGTGGCGTCCTGTAAATAGCGAATGAGAAACAGCGCGCCCGCCGTCTTGTTTGTGAAAGTGACGCTGGTTACGTTCGCGGTGAGCGCGCCGAAATTGAAATAGACCGGGCTCTGCGAGGACACGGCCGCGAGCGAGAACGTCGGCGTAGCGGAGAACGCCACAGCAGAGGCCACGGCCCCCGAGAAAACGGAGCTAACGCCGCCACAAGAGCCGTCTTTCAACAGCTTGCCGGTCGTATCGGCAAACTGCGCGCAGTCGTTGGTGGTGGAGGAGCTTGGCCCGACGACGTTGCCCGACGAGCTGCCGCCGGCGCCGACTCCCGGCCCTGCGGTCGGCCCCTGTGCGAAGACCCCGCCAGCGAGCACCAGCGCGGCCAGAGCCGCCGCGAAAAATGGCTTTCTCATTTCAGCCCCACGTAGAAAGTGATATTCACCGTGCCGGTGATCGAGCCGATCGAAAGCGTATAGCTCGCGTTGGCTGACGGCCCGAGAAAGACGTCGGAAAGGTCGAGTATCCGCGTTTCCCCCGCCTGCACGTTCTGTATGTCGATCGTAGTGCCGCTCCCGGCATTCGACGCGCTGTAGAAGAGCGCCAGCGCCGCAATTGTGCCGAACGGTTGCAGGGGGCTCTGCACGAACGAGCCGGCCGTGGTGGTGGCCGCGGTCCCGTTCTTGCTTCGCGTCACGACGCAGGCGACCGAGCAATAGACGGAGGCCTTGACGCCATAAAGCTGCTGGAACGGCGCCGCGGTGGGCTGCTGCAGCGTTGCGGCCGTCCCCGCGGTGGAAAGCGAGACGTTGCCCGTCGTCGCCGTGTAGCAGTTCATCTGCTGGCAGGGAGGCACGGGCGAGACGAGCTGCTGCGCAAACGACAGGGTGCCGAGCGCGAAAACGAGAAACAGCTTTTTCATAGAGAGCCTTTCGAAGAGAAAAGATTTAATACGCCACGTTGCCCAGCGGGTTCGCGACAGCAGCAGACTTGAGCCTCGTGACAATCGGATCGCCAAAAGAACTGATCCACATATAAGTACCGTCCCAGACCATGAATTGAGAAGAGTCCAGGTTGGTGGTTGGAAATCCCGGAAGCGCAGGAGATGTGTCCAGAAACGCCCCGGTCGCCGGGTTGTATGTCGCTACCAGTACGGTTCCGCCGTTAAAAAGAACCCAGAGATTAGTCCCATCCGAGTGAATCGCACAGGCTCCCGTGGCGCTTGTCGTGTAGGTGGCGACGGTGGTACCGCTCAAATTGATCTTGGTAATTATTCCGATCCCGGCAGAAGACCCGAGCCAGATGTAAGTGCCGTCAAAATAAATGCAGGGGCTGGTGGTGGCGGCAAAAGTTCCGATGACGGATCCTGCCGTGGACATCTTCACCAGAAACGCAGTAGAGGCGCTTGCTACCCACAAATTCGTGCCATCGAAAGCTATAGTCGATGGGTCCGCAAGTCCGGTGGCGAAAGTACCTTGCAAAGCTCCGGTGCTGGCGAGCAATTGTGTGAGCGTACCGTCGTTTGAATTGACGATCCAGATGTAGGTGCCGTCAAATAAAACGTCGTTTGCGTCGTTCCCGGTGGCATAGGTTCCGACGATGGCCCCGGTCGAGATGTTGATCTTTACGACGTGGTTCGAAAGCGTCCCGCATGTCATCCACAAATTCGTTCCGTCGGAGCACAGCGCATAGCCTGCAAGACTGGAGGAAAGTTGCGTGTACGACCCGGTAAGGGGGTTTATTTTAGATAAAACAGGAGCGAGGCTGCTGCCTCCGAGGGGCAGCACTGCCCATATGTGGGTTCCGTCATAGACCAGCCCGAGAGCGCCAAAGCCGCTTCCAACGGTAAATTGCGTGTACGCGATAGACATGGATTATTACCACTGGATCGTGAAGCTCGCGACGCCGCCTGGGTCGCTCGATCCGTCCGACGCGGTGATGTCCCACGAGAAAACCTGTCCGGCCGCGACGAGCAGCGTCGGGCTGGGCGTTTGGAAGAGCGCCACACCGACCGCCGTCGCGAGCGGGATTGTCATCGTGGCGAACGCTGCGCCGTCGAGGTTAATGCGAATCACCAGATCCGCGCTGATCGCCTTGCGCAGCACGGCGGTAATCACAGCCACCTGGCCGGCGCTTTGCGCCACGAGGCGCGGCGCGATATCATTGCCGGTCGCCGTCGTATAGACCAGCAGCGTGCGAATCGACGGGGGAAGCGCCTGGCCGCTGTCTATGGCGTCGCCCGACGCATCGAATATCGGCACGTTGCCGGGAGCGCCGGGGCCCGCGCCATCATACATCAGAAATTTCGTGGCCGGGCCTGAACGAACCTTCGCCCGGATCTGGTCGTAATCGATGTTGCCGCGCTGCGTGAACGGCGGCGTCGTCGGCGTCGGCGGCGCATAGGGCGGCAGTGGTGTGCCGCCGGTTCCGCCACTGGGCGTCACCACCAGATAGACGTGAGTGAAGCCGAACAGATGCAGCAGATCGCCCGCGGTCGCGGTCGTTACGCTGAGGCTCACGGCGCCGGTGGAATGAAGATCGGAGCCGGTCGCGGCGCCTTCGACTGCGGAAACGGATGCAACGCCGGAGTATTCGTGGATGCCCCAGGCGTAATCGTTGAAGGCATTTGCGCCGGTCAAGGTCGTCGTGACGGTGACGGTCGTAGCGCCTGCTTTGCAGTTCAGCGCCACATAGCAGAGCGAGAAGTCGTGCGAACCCGGCGCAAAAACCTCATGTGCCGCGAGCGTGTAAACATTCCCCTGGGAATCGGCAATGGAGATCGTCGCGAGAACCGAAGCTCCCGAGCCGCCATCACCACCGAGGGCCCCGACGTCTACGACGATGCAGCTGCCGGCGGTTACATTAGCCGCGAACGTCAGCGCGATGGAGGAAACGTTGGCCGACGCCCCCGAGGCACCCGCGATGCCCTGAAGATACGCGATGCTTGGCCAGCCGGGTTTCAGCGCGATCAGGCCGGAGAGTAAATCCTGCAGCGCGGTCTGCGCAGTGGCTGTGGACGCGTATGCGCCAGCCGCGCCAGCGGAGAGATCCCAGCTCTGAAAGCCGTCGTAATTGTGCGCGCTGAGGCGGGGTGTCCAGGATGGCATTGGGTCAGGCGGCCGGTAGCGTCAGATAGAGCGCGAACAGCGCGTAGTCGCTGGCCTTCGGCGGCACGGTCATGGTGATCGTCATCTGGTCGCTTCCGAGCGTGTAGTCGCTCGTGGGCTCCTGATAAACGCCGTTCAGCATCAGCAGCAGCCACGGCGTCGGAGCGCTGGCGACGGTATTCGACAGCGTGAAAACGGCGTTCGCGCCGTTCATCGCGCCCGCGGGCGTCTCGACGCGCAACAGCATGCCGAGGCCGCCGCCGCCCCCGGCTGCGAGCTGAGCGAAGAATAAGGCCCAGGGAGTGGAAAGAATGCCGCCGTCCATCGACTTCCCGCTCGGATCGATGTACATCGGCGTCCGGATCGGGACGATTGGCTTCGTGCTCATCAGCCGCCCCCGGACGCATAAATATAGGCGGCCATGATGGCGATCTGGCAGGCCGGTGGCGAAGAGTAAGCGCCGGAGGCGCCGTTCGCGGTCAGCGCCAGATGCGTCGCGTCTGTGACGGTGGCGACGGTGTAAGTCGTGCCTGCGATGGCGAACGGATCGCCCGGCTGAATGCCGGTGAACTTGTCGCCGCTCGCCCAGGTGATGTTCTTGCCGGAGGCGGTGACGGCGCCGGCGACGGGCGCGATCACGAGCGAGTAAATCCGGTCGCGCCCGTAACCCATGCGGCGCAGTTCCCAGAACTGCGCGAGCGTCGTCCCGGTGCTCGATGTCAGCGCGCGCTTGTTGCCGCGCAGCGCCGCCGTATAGGCCACGCCGTAATCGTCGGACCATGCGACGGCCGGGATTGGCCCGCTGGCCATGGCGAGCCGCAGACACGAATAGAACGTGCGCAGCTCCTCGCCGCTCATATGCGGCGCGGTGCGAATGCGATGGATCGCGACGCCGGCGTCGTCGTAAACATCGGGCGAGAGCTGGTACAGGTTGCCGTTTTGCCAGTCGCCCACGAGGTGGATGCCGAAGACGTAGCCGTGATACGCGGCGCGGTGCCGATCGATCGAAGTGCCGTTCCACCAGCCGCACTCGTTCCACGTGCCGGCCGTCGCGTCCCACTCCCAAGTAGCGTTGGCGGTGGGAAAGCTGATGCGCACCACCTGATGCCCGTCCTGCACGTAGACAAAGGAGATCGCGTCGGTGATCGTCGAGTACTCGCTCCATGCCGCCTCAATCGCATGAGTCGAGACGCGCTGCAGGCTGCCGATGCCGGGAGCGAACCATGCGATCGGGTTGCCCTGCGTAGTGCCCCCGACGAAGAAGACGCCGTTATTCGCAGAGCAAACGGTAAACGGCGCGCGGCAGCCCTGGCTGACGATGCCGCCGGGATTGCGCTGAAACGGGAAGGTCGAAACGGACGAACCGCCTGTGTCCTGATCGACCTCAGAGGCCTCTGAGCCGAAGAGCCACAGTTCCTCGTGATCCGCGAGAATCGCCGCGATGTTATCCGGGAACGCGGCCTTCGCACCGAAGTCGAGCGGATTCCAGTCGAGGAAATTATTGATGGCCGAGATGAAATAGAGCTTCGAGCCCGGCGGCAGCGCGATGCCGTAAGTATCGAGAAACGCCGTCTGCGCCGCCTGCACATAAACCGGCGTCGCGCCAGCCCCGGTAAGGACGTAGAACGTCGCGCCGGTATTTGAGCCCGCGCTCGATGAGAGCGTGATGTGCAGCTCGTCGATGAACGCCGAAATCAGATATGCCGTGCCCGCGATCAGGATGTAAGAGCCAACCTGCGAAACGTCGAAAGTCGAGCCGCTCTCCCACGTGACGGCGGTTGTAGTCGTGTTGACCGTGCCCGTGCCGTCGTTGAAAAACGCCTGCGAAAGAACGCTGTTCGTCCACACCCAGAGATAGCCCGCGCTCGAAATCAGGAGCTGCGAGCCGTTTACCTGAAACGTGCAGGGCGAATTCGTCGCGTCGGTGCCGACGTCGCCGATCAGCGTATAGCCCCAGGTGCTCCCGGTGAGCGTGATCTGGTAGAGCTTCGATCCGGCGACCGCATAGGCGAGGTCGGTGCCGCTCGATCCCGGCAGATTGTCGATCAGGCCGGTCCAGACGCCACGCACGGGCAACGTCGGCAGCGTCTGAAGCAGCTTCAGCCCGGGCGAGCCCATGAGCGCGCGGGGAAACTTCCCCGTGCCCGACTCGTCGGCTTCGAGGTATAGATTCATGGTGCGCTGTGCGTCGAAAGCGAGCGCGCGCGCGGTGTAGCCCTGGCCGATGAAACCGGGGAATTCAGCCATGTGGCGCTACTTCGGCCCCCCGCTGTAGTAGTCGAAGTCAGCCGTGGTGCGCGTGCCGCGCGTGCCGAAGTCGGCCGAGGCGATGCGCGGGCTCTTGATGTTGTTGACCTGCGCGGAATTGCGGGCCCGGTTGGCGCGCATCGCCAGATCCGGCGCTGGCGCGAGGCCATACCAGGCGCAATACTGCTCGGCGATCGTCAGCGTCAGCGCTCGCAGATACGCTTGCGGCGCGGAAAACACCGTCGTGACCAGCGCGAACTGCGCGAGCACGTTGCGCAGGCGCAGGCGCACGCCGTAGGCGAAATTCGGCACGGGCCAGAAAAAGAGCGAGCCGTTCGGATTGTCGGGCTCGTAATAGAGATCGGTCGGGACGTTGGTCGCCAGCGTCTTGATGCGCTGGTTATTCCACCAGTCGGCATCGCGGATGTTCAGCGGAAGGTCCACGGCTGGCGAGATGTTGGTCAGCACCAGCGCCGCGCCGTTCTGCTCGATGCGCTCGGGCCGCGTCGCCGCGGCGAAATCGGGCGAGCTGAGGCCCGGGCCGATCAGATAGGGATTGTGCGGCGGCGTCAGCGTGAAGAGCGTAAACGAATCCGACCAGGCATAGGCGCGCCGCGCAGCCCACTCATCGACGATCTGATTGGCGATAAGCAGGCCGTCCGCGAGGCCGTTGGCGTTGAGCACGCCACCCGCGTGTTTGATGACACGAGCTTCGCGCGCGGCTGCATAGAGAACGTTGGTCAGAGTGAGAGACATGGGGCAGCTCTATGCCGGCGCGGCCGGCGGCGTGATGATTGCGGCGCGCGATCGCTGCGCTTCTGCCGTCAGCGATTCAACTTTGTCGAGCGGGACGTCGTAAGCCGGCGCCAGATCGACGGCAGCGAGAAACTGCAGCGCCCGCGGCCAGCCGTTCGGCAGCGTGATCGTGTCGCTCGGATTCACCAGATCCGCCACCGCGTTGAAGGTGAAGAGGACGGGATCGAAGTTGGCGAAGAGCGACTTCTTCACCGCCGCGTTGATCGCATCGAGCTGCAGGTTCACGAACGAGAGCGCGAGGGAATAGTCCTGCGTGGACGGCGTGTCGCCTGCCGAGACGACGTCGATCAGCGTGAGCGTGTTGTTAACGAGATCCGAAACGAGCACGGGTTACCTCTTGCGCTTGATGAGCTTTGCGTCGATGGCGGCGGCTTCGGCGGCGGCCGCGGCGTCCAGTTGCGGCACTTCCACTTCGGTGGAAACCGGCTCTTTCGCGTAGCCGCTGGCGAGCAGTTCGTCGAGATGTTCCTGGCTTTTTGCGGCGCGCGCCGGCAGCGTCTCGTGATAGACGGCGCGGGGAAACTCCTGATGCCGATAGGGCAGTTTCGCCGGCGCGTTCAGATCGACCGTCTTCGGCGTGTTCGGGCGCGTTTCGTCGTGCTGCGCGAGAATCGCGCGCATGCGCTCGATGTCTTCGTGACTGAGCTGAGAAGTGGGTTCCATTGTTCCTTTGCTGTTGTTTGCTGAGGGCGGCAGGCCGTAGATCGCGGCTTCCTGCTGCCGTTTCTGTTCGCGGGTGAGGCCGGAAGGCCGGAATCCGCTCGATTCGTTGAGAGGCATAAGGATGCCGGGCCGAGCGCATTTGAATGCGCCAGACCCGGCGTTGAGGGGTTAGTACAAATAGACGTAAGGCCCGACGGCGGTGGTGAACGTCGTCGGGACCGTCAGCACCGGCACGGTGCCGAACGTGGCCCCGGTCTGCCCGGCGGTCAAAACGGTGTCATTCACCTGAGTGAGAGCCATGCGCACGGTGGCGGTGGTGCCGTTCGACTGGAAGCATGCGAAATACTGGGCCGGTCCCACGGCGAAGAACTTGCTCGTGAAGGCATACGGCTGGTAAACGCTGGCAGTCGCCGCGACGGCGCCGGCGAGGGCGCTGTTCGCCACCGCGTTGCCGCCGGAGTCGTAAAGGACGACGTAGTGATTGTCGGTGCCAACAGTGGTCCCGTTCAGGATGGCGATCCCGGTCAGGAGTTTGTTAGTCGGGAGGTTCACTTCGGTGCAATAGAGCGTAGTCGCGCCGAGCGTGGTACCGCTGGTATTCAGCGAAGTATAGATGGTTGCGCCGGGCTCGGGCGAGTTCACTTTCCAGCGAGGCGAGCGCGTGGTTACGCCGTTGGTCCACTGCCCCCCGAGGCAATCCGATATCGTCGCCTCGCGGACGTTGATGTAAGGCAGGTACAGCTCGTTGCCCCTGGTGCAGGATCCCTGCGGGAGGAACGAGGGTACGGCCTTAAACGCGTTGGGCGGCCCGAAGAAGACGAGCGCGCCGGAGGCGTGCGCCTTGCCGGTCGTGCCGCCCTGCGAGCGGATAATGCCGAGCGTGGTACCGCTGACGACGCCGTTCAGAGGCTTTACGATGACCTCTTCGTTGTCGATGTAGCCGATTGACCCGGCAACTACGGTGTAGCCGCTGACGGTGGTTACGCTGGCGACGGTCATCACCTGCACGCTGTCGTTGGCGATGGAGGCCGAGAGCGTGGTGGGGACGAGAATCGTCTGAGCGTGGGCGAGAGGCGCGATGGGCGCGACGAGCGCGGCCAACGCGAAGAGAATGCTGCGAATGTTTTTCATTTGATAGTTGTCTCCGGATGGAAAATGTTGGGGGCGAGAGCTGCCGGTTAAGGCAGCCCCCTGGTTTGTTTACGCGCCTGCGATGCAGACCGCGGCGTTATCCTGATACAGATTGCCCGTGCCGATCAAGCCATCGAGGCGATTGATCTGCATCGTGCGTACCGGATCCCAGGCTTTGACCTTCCGGATCGAGAGGCCGGTTTCGGGATCTTGTGCCATGCCCGCGTCCTCGACCGCTTTCGGAACGTACAGCTTGGCGCCGATCAGAGCGAAGGCGAAGCGGCTGAGCGCGAGCCCGACCGTCCCGGCCTTGCCGTTGGGCGACGTGGTGCCGGGCCACAGCGTGAGAGCAGCCGCGTTGAGAGGCAGCGCGTCCACGTTCTGATACTTCGAGCCAGGCCCGTAGATCGGCGGCAGGAAGTTCAGCACGTCGGCAGCGTTGCCGCTGCCGAGGCCGGTGAGGGCCTGAGTGACGGTGAACTGCTGCAGTACGGCTTTGCCGGGGATGCGCCGCGTCTGCGGGTTGACCTGATTCACCACGGCGAGATTGAATTTATCGCCCACGTTGAAGGTGTCGCCAGCCGTGCAGTTGATCGTGATCGAGGTACCGGACTGATTTGCGCCGTTGGCGCTCACCACGCCCGCCCAGGTTCCGGCGGTGTGCGAATAGAGCGAATTCGACTCGAAGAAATTCATCGCCGCCAATTTGCCGATGGCGCCTTCTTTCCACATCTTGTCGATTTCATCGGAAGGGTGGAAAATCGAGGTAATGTTAGTGCCGAGCGTCGCCATCATGGAAGAGCTGATGAGCGCGCACATCTTGCCGGGAGGGCAGGCTTTTTCCTTCAGTCGCTGGCGAGCGCCGTAGTACGTAGAAACGCTGGTCGGATCGGTGCCGAGCGCGCCCACGACGTTCGAGGCGTTCTGATACGCGAACTTCGCGCAGATGGAATCGATATCCTGAGCCAGTGCGGCGGCGGCGGGCTCGAAATAGTTCTCGCGCAGCTCTTCTTCGGTGCGTTCCAGCTTGACGGCAGCTTCGTAGTCGTCCCACTCGAAGGAGCATTGCAGCCACTGGTCGAGACTGATGGTGGTGGAAACGCGGTCGAGAGACTGCGGATCGTAGCCCATCGAGTGCGTGACGGTGGGGCGCGACGGGAATTTGACGGTGATCTGCGAGCCGACCGCGTATTCCTTTTTGAAATCCTTTTCCCAGCTTCGGTTGAAGTACTCGGCTGCGACCAGCTTGTTCAGCAGGAGGCGCAGAATGTCCATCGACACCCAGCTGGTGTTGAGGAATGTGTTTGCCATTGCGTTGGTTTCCTTGTGCGCGGGCTTTCAGGGCCCGGCGGGTTAGTGGCCTTTGAGGCGTGCGAGATCGCGCCGGTTGGCCGCAGCCCTATACAGCGCGAAATTGCCATCCTTGGCCGCGACTTCCGCTTCGTCCGCGGGCGGGGCCGAACGGCCCGATGCTTCGCGGGGAGGCGGAGGCGCCTCGGTTACTTTTTTGGCGGGAGAGAATTTGCCCGTATCGTCGCGTTTGGCGCCGTCTCCGGAGCCGGAGCCCGCCGGAGCCGCTTTCGCGCCTTTGGCGAGCTCGGCGCTTACCAGCGATTCCGTCAGCACCATCTTGCGGATGGCCGCTGCCGGATTCGATTTGGCGAGCGCGAGGAATTCCTCGAACTCGGGCGCGTTTGAGCCCATCGCATAGAGCAGATCCGTCATAACGGGGCTCTGCTCGAACATGGCGCGTACCGCTGCCGGGATCTGCGCGTCGCCGGTGAGGCTTTTCGCGGCCGAGACGATGGTCGTCTCCGCCTCGTCGCCGTAGCGCGTTTTGGCTTCGGCGAACTTGGCCTGCATCGAAGTG